AGTAAATTTGAATTTGTTGACGGCTTAATTCGTGAGTTCGGTCAAGATATATTCGACTATATTACTGGCTTAAAATTAGAGTGGAAAGACTTATCATGGGAAATTCACGAACTTAAAGAATGGATTAAGAAAAGTAACGAGTGTATCAAGTTTATTGAAGCGTTCAAAAGCGATAAACAACTACCTTTGAATAATTCAGACCGAATACTTTTAAGAGTTCAAGTAAATGAACTAATGGGAATTTATAAGTAACAAAACTATGGACGAAAGAGATTACAAAGCAATGAACAAAGACATGAAAAGCGAAAACATATTTAAACAAGCCGTTGACCATTTCGGAGTTGAAAATCAACTTTTAAAATTAGTTGAAGAAATGGCAGAACTTACTCAGGCAATTATCAAAAGAAGATTGAATCCTAATGAACCGAAACACTTTAACAATCTTTTAGAAGAACTTATAGATGTTAATATAGTTTTAGACCAATTATCTTGTGCTGAATTGTTTAAAACAGATATAGCAGTTGATTTATTAGCAATGCACTATAAACGCAAGTTAGACCGCATGGAGTCATTGTTAAAAACTTCTGAAAAAACTAAGGTAGATAATTAGTAATATTGTATTTCAATAAGCGGTGTATGAAGTAGTGAGCATAGACCGTTTTCACAAGGTAAAACAATTTTACCAAGCCCTGACTGAACTCACTACCAGTTGGGGCTTTTTATTTTAAAACTAATAACTAATAATGAATTACGAAACAATGCCATGGGGCAAATTTAAAGGCCAAAGAATTATTGACCTACCTCCAAATTATTTGACATACTCTTTAATTGAATTTGATTTGCCTATTGAGTTAAGACAATTAATGATTCAAGTTTTACTTCAACACATTGACCCTTATAATCAAATAAATTCTTTTGAAAATATTGAATCTGAAAAGGTCAAAAACGTTTATAAAAAATTATGTTTAAAGTATCATCCTGATAAAGGTGGTAATACTCAGGCAATGCAGGCAATAAATGATTTTAGGAGGATGTTAAATGAGCAATAGAAAAGCATTTAATTTTTTTCGTAGTTATTACGATGTTGCAAAAGAACTATCAGACAAAGATAGATTAGCTTTTTATGACGCCTTAATGTTAGAGCAATTTACTGGCCAAAAAACTAAATTAAAAGGCATGGCTAAGTTTGCCTACTTATCTCAACAATATTCAATAGATAGTCAGATTAAAGGTTTTAATGATAGGCTTAAAAGAAATGACTTATTAGAATCAGAGGAATCTTATAAACCCCTTATTCCTCTAAGTGAGGCAGGGGGTGAGGCAGGGGGTGAGGCACAAGGGAAAGGGGAAGAGAAAGGGGAAGTACAATATGTAGGGAAAAAAATAAAATTTCAGGATTCAGTTATTTTTGATAAAATAAAATTTAAAGAAAAATTTACTGAATGGAATAAAACTAAACTTGCTTTTTATTATCAAAGGGCTATTGATTACTCCAATGAAGGTAATAATTATATTGATTGGGCGGCAGCTATTCGAGGTTGGGCTAAACGTGACGAACTGCAAGGAAGGCTAAAATTTGAAAACCAAACATCTGAATTAAAAATTGGCGAAGTATTCCAACCTAAGATAAACTTTTATTAAACCATGGCTCACATTGTACCACTTAGCAAAGTTGAAGATAAGATTTTCAACCTTCAAAAAAATGGAATGGAAGCAGGTTTAAAAATTGGATTTCCAAACTTAGATTCAATATACTCAGTAAAAGCAGGAACATCAACGGTAATATACGGAAGGCCAACATCAGGGAAATCTCAGTTATACTTTCAAATGTTAACCTCATTAGCTTGCCAAGGTAAGAAATCAATGTTGATGACTCCCGAAACAGGCAGCGTTGAAGAAATCTATGCGGAAATAATTCAGACATTGACCGGTAAAAGATTTCACAATGATTCACTTAACTACCGGATAACTGAACAAGATTTGTATAAGGTTATTCCATTCGTTAAAGATTACTTCTATGTTATTGATGTTGATGAAAAGAGTCCGAGTGTTGATGAGTTCATAGAATTAACCAAGGAAGGGATAAAAGACCATGATATATTCACATCAGGATTCGACAATTGGAACGATTTAAGCCATGGACAATTTAACCGAGAGGATTTGTATATTGAGGAATCAATTCCAAAAATAAACAGATTAGCACGAAAAGAAAGAATCCACGCATTTATGATTTGGCACGCAAGAAACCCCGATTTGCCAAAGAATGGAGAACCACCACCGCCACCAAGTCCATTCGAAATTAAAGGAGGTAGTGCGGTTTATTCCAAGGCAATGAATTTGATTTGTGTTGATAGGCCTTTAGAAAAAACGGGAGAAGGATTTAAGCAAACTAATCAAGCCATGGTAGTAGTTCATAAATTTAAACCAAAAGGCCATGGAGGGAAAGGAACTGCAAAACTTGAATTTGATTATTTCAAAAACTGCTACTATGAAAACAGAGGCGAAAGGCTTTACTTGCCAACACCATTTAACGGAATCAGCGAAGTAAAAGAGCAATCAAATAACGATATACAACCAATTACAGCACCATTTTAAATGAAAGAATTAGAAGAAATAGCGGCAAATCAAAAGTGGTTCGAGTTTATCTCAACTTTAAGACCGTATCTGAATAAAAAGCAAGAAAGCCCTATATTTCAATTAAACGCCATTTTAAGCGCGTTTATTCTCGAAGCTGAACAAAGTATTGATTTGATAGCAAAAGACTCACTAAGGCAAGAAAAAAGGGCAAAATTGGCTAAATTATACGAATGCTACAACTTAGCGACTCAATCAATGGGTATTCAAGTAATTTACGAGCAAAAGAATCTAAGGCTGCAAGTCAGGCTGGATGAAGTCGAGAACTTACTTATCGAATTAGCAGCAGAAAATAAAAGATTAAAAGAGTTGAATGAATTTTAAAAATTATGAAAAATTTATTAGTATCGTTTTCAGGTGGCGAAACATCTGCATTTATGGCTCAATGGTTAAAAAATCATTATAGAGAATTTGGATATGAAAATATAGTTTTTGTCTTTGCAAATACGGGACTTGAAAACGAACAAACACTTGAATTTGTAGAAAGATGTGATATGAAATTTGGCTTAAAATTGCATTGGGTTGAGTCTTTAGTTTGGCAAGGTGAAAGAAAAGGGACTGGATATACCTTAACCGATTTTGAACACGCTAAACGCAAAGGCGAACCATTTGAAGCAATTATAAAAAAATATGGAATACCGAACCAAGCCACACCACATTGCACAAGAGAATTGAAACAAGCACCGATAAATTCATTTGCAAAAGTTTGGTTTAATGGCGAAGATTATCACACAGCTATTGGAATTAGAAAAGATGAAATTGATAGGATGAACGCAAGAGCCAAAGAAATGGGTTTTATTTATCCGCTTATCAATAGCAAAATGATACCTTCAAACAAGCCAATGGTGAATATCTTTTGGCGTTCAATGCCCTTTAGATTAGAGTTAAAAGGTTATCAAGGGAATTGCAAAACCTGCTGGAAGAAAGCGGACAGAAAGCTATATCAAATTGCAAAAGAAAATCCAACTGCATTTGAGTTTATGGATGAAATGGAACAGAAATACCCGATTGACCCAATGGGACACAATAAAGTATTTTTTAGAAATAATAGAAGTGCAAAACAAATACTTGAAGAAGCTAAAAATTGGAATGGGAAAATAAAAGATGATTCAGACGAATATACCTATCAGCTTGATTTACTTGGCGGGGATAGTTGTGAAGTCTTTAGTGATTGTTCAAACTAATTTTAAAACCCTGATTTATTGCACGTTGCAAATATTCGAATAAAATAAACGAAAAGAATCAAAACTTTTATTACTTTTGAAAGACCAAACAACGAAACAATATGTCACAAATAAAATTTACATCAGGAACTTTACAACGCTTAGATGAGCAATACTTTAATTTAGTTTTATTAAAAGATTCTAATGTAGTTTATAAAGCTACAATAACACAATCAAAGGCTTCACAACTTATTTTTAAGTCTAATAATATTCAATTAATCAAATGACAATACGCAAAAGAGGGGGGCAAGCTAAACCCCCCGAAGAAAGAGTGGTGCAATTTTGCATCTATACTAAACGTAAACATATCGACAAATTAGGACGTGACAATGCACGAGAGATAGCTGAAAAGGCTATTTTGAAGGCAATTGAAAAGATTAAGTAATAAAAAGGAATCGTAGCTCAGTAGGTTAGAGTAGTGTTTTGTACGTCGAAACAGAGGTCGGATGTTCGAGTCATCCCGATTCCACTAAAAACCAAACAATAAAAACATGAACATGGAAAACAAAAGAATCCCATTCGATTGGGAAAAGTACCAATCAGGAGAATTTGAAGCGGTTTGTAGGGATGGGAGTATTGCTGAACAAATAACCTATAATCCTAATGCAAAAAACTTTAAAATAGGTGCATGGGTTGATAATGAATTAGAGAGATTCTTACTTGATGGCTCTTATCAATCAAATCGTTCTCAATCTGCATTAGACCTATTCCTAATCCCCAAACCAAAAAAGTTCCAAGCATGGGTTAATCTGTATGACAATGGAAACATAACTTATCATTTAATTGAAGTAGAATCAGAAAAGTACATTAAATTTATGAAGGCAAAAGGAATTGAAACTATCGAAACTCGATTAATTGAATGGGAGGGTTAATCTTAATTAGTGAATAAAAAGCAAATAATAGAGGCGTTGTATTTAGATAAGCAATTCAAAAAAGTTTGTCAGAATATTGCGCCTCCTTCACTTTGCGAAGATTTATTTCACGAAACTATCATGGTATTC